AGGTGTGTTGCATCACTTTGGTGGCGAACCCGGCATTCTTGCCAGCATGCGCCTGAAAGACCGTAAAGGCCCCAACGGTGAGAAGCTGTTGCACCTTGAAGAGTTGCAGTCCGACTGGCATCAAGAAGGGCGAGACAAAGGCTATACAACACTCACACCAAAAGAATTGGAAGAGTTAAGGGCATTGACCAGAAGAGAAGTGGAAGAAGATGGATTGTTTCCTCATGACATGTCTCGCTCCAGAGAACTTGAAGCAAAAATTGGCGAAGTCCCCAATGCCCCATTCAAAAAAAACTGGGAAGAGATGGCGCTCAAGCGTCTGGTGCATCACGCCGCAGAAAAGGGCTACCACGGCATTGTGGTGACTCCCGGTCAAGAACAGGCTGATAGATACCCTAGACGAGAAGAAACTGAAAAGCTTGCCCAAGAAAAAGGCATGAAGTCTTTTTACGATAGCAAAGTGCCCAACATCCTCAACAGCATCGGCAAGAAGTACGGCGTGAAGACTGAGTTGCATGGACACAAGTTGCCCGGCGACCCATCACAGCGCGGCGATGCATCAGAGCGCCTTGGTGTGGCTCATGTACCTCTTGCTGGCATGAACCCAGAGCAAGTGCAGGCATTCAATCAAAGACTGGATGACGCAAACGCAAAGCACCTGCATCACTTCCCTATCACAGAAGACATGCGAAAAGACGTATTAACCAATGGCCTGCCCTTGTATGCAGAGGGCGGCATCATCCATAAAGCCGGAGGCGGATCAATGCGTGGCTACACAGTTGGCTCGTCAGTGATTAAAGACACCAGCAAGACGGTGCAAAATCAGGGCGGTATGAATGCCACGGTGGCTAAAGCCAATCAAGCACAAGCTGAGGCAGGTGCCGCAATTGCCGCAAGCATGAGCCCAGCACAACAGAATGCAATGCAATCAATTGCTCTAGCAATGATGCCCGGCCCAATTGGACTTATTGCCAGACTTGTGATGATGGCGCAACAAAACAATAGCGCAGAAGGCCCAGCATCTACTCCAGCACAGGCCGCTACACAAAGTTCTAATGCGGACTCACCGGGAAGCACGGCATCAAAAGCCGCCGTCATATCAAACGCAATGGATAACAATTTGGGAATAATCTCAAACCCCGCGCCTGCTGAAAGTACATCTGGAGATACATCAGGAAGCTCTGTTGGCGAAGGATCTGGAATAGGTATTGGTTCTGGCGCTACAAGCGCAGGATCAACTGGTATTGCGGCAAACGCATCTGTTGGAGCCCAAGCCGTTGGCATGACAAGCGGCCCAAATGGCCCTGCTGGTGCCGTAGGTGAAGGTAGCGCAAGCGGCGATGGCGGCTCATCGTCTGGAGGAGGCGGAGGTGGTGGAGGCGGAGGAGGCTGTTGCTTCATCATGCTAGAAGCTCGCTACGGCAACGGCACCATGGACTTTGTAGTGCGTCGCTATCGTGATGAAAAGATGACCGATAGAAACCGTCGTGGCTATTACAAGCTTGCTGAAGTATTTGTTCCTTTGATGCGGAAATCCAAACTGTTTAAGTTTATGGTTACTAAAACATTTGCCGATCCATTGGTAAGCTATGGCAAGTATTACTATGGTGAAAATAGATGGGGTTGGATATTTAAGCCGCTTGAAAAATTCTGGCTTGGGTTGTTTGATACGCTGGGAACAAAGACTAAATTCATTCGTGAGAATGGCGAGGTTGTGTGATGACAAATACAAATGAAGGCGGGTTCATTGAGGCGATAGGTGTCAATCACCTTGGTCGTGCGTTTAACAATGACGTAATGAACACCCTCGCCCACTTCCGCGATTCCTATATGGCAACACATCCAGAGGGATTAAAAGAGTTGGAGTGGTACTACAAGCATTCCCCACAAATCTCACATGCATTGCTTAGTAGCCCACATGGCAGGCAGGTCTCACAAGAAATTTTCACCAGATTTATTTACCCTGCTTACAAAGAAATTAAGCAAGGTCGCCTCAAACAAGCGCACGGGTTTATCAAAAAGTTCATTAAGTATTCCCAAGACCCTGTGCATCATGACAAGGTTGAAAAGGCCATTACCCATAAAGCAGAAGGCGGAACCATGGATACCCCAGATTTAGCTCAATCAAGATTGGGCATGAACCAAAGATCAAATCCAGCACTGATGGACAACATCGGTATTGACGAAGCTTTGGACATGAGCCCCAAGCAGTTCATCAACCCTGATCCAAAAATGGCAGGATCACTTCCCGTGGGCGGTGTGGACAAGGTGGGTGGCCTACCTATTGGCGGCGTGGATCAAAGCCCGATGCCCGGCATGCAGTTCGCTCCACAAGCTCCACAACAGCCCCAGCAGGACGCAGGCGCTCCACAAGGAGGTTTGCCACCGTCCGCTGGTGCCAGTTCACCTGCACAGCAACAACCCGGCAACATGTTGAGCTTGACACCGCAGGGTCGAGCACTGGGCGCTATGGCACCGCAGGGCATGCCAAACAAAATGGCAAGTGGCGGCAGTGTGTCACCGCAGGATATGGCTGAGACGATCATGCGTTTGGAGAAGCACATAGAAAGCAGAGCCAAGGGCGGTGGCGTGGGTCACTATGCGTCGAAGGGTGGAGTGAAGGACGAGCGCAACCACCCCGCTGTATTCCCACCAAGCCCCACAATCCCCAAGCAAGATATTGCCGCCATGGCTGAACGCATGGCACGCCAAATAACAGGCGAAACGAATCCCAACAAGAAAACAAAACAACAAATTGAGCGGGAAAAGAATTTGCCAGTTGATTTGCGCACAACAGGCACGCTTCAGCACATGCCTGAGATCAATATGGAGGAGCACAAAGGAGCCCACCTTATTGGCATCCCCGGCGATACTAGCGTTGGCGGGTTAGAACAAAAAGCGCATGAATTGGAGCCAGCAAAAGCCGCCGTACATTTGCATGGAATTGGCGAAAAAGAATTTGAGCACTCTGTGCCAATGTTTGGCGGAATGCATTACGGCGCTTATGGACATCCAGAAGCATGGGCAAGCAATAGGGCTGGCGTAGAGCCTTTGCAAACATCCGTTGAAGCCATTCATGAACTTGATCCTGAAGCAAAAATACTGGGTCAATATGTCAAGATGACCCCGCAGTCTTTGGACTTTGCTTTGCATAATCTTGATGCCTTGTTGGCGTATCAAGAGCCGCACAAGTTTCCCAAAGAACACAAGGAACACATCAACAAATTGTTAAAAGAGCCATACCTTGGATATAAGGCATATGAGGCTTCGCCCGGCATTGAAGACCCGCTGGAATTGCTGTTGCATTCTCAATTGAACAGCGACTTCAGAAAGAAGATTGTCAAAGTCTTATCAACCAAAAAGAATTTACCAAAAGGCTCGCGCACTTGGGAAGATGTTATTTATGCAATCAGTCATCCAGAATTGCGCAATCTAGAAACAGGAGTGTCTGGCGGCACTATGGTTCAAATGGATCCGCATCGCAAAGCAGTGGAATTGATATCTTCGCACCCTAGTTACAAACACGACCTGCCATCCAAAATCATTGGTCAAAGAAGTATGATGGCCCCCGCAGAGATTGCATACCCACGATCAACTTACTACGCCAAAGAACACATTAAAACATTGCCTGTTAAAAAGCAGAAGCACACGCAAGTCTTTGGTACGGCGAAGAGTATTGGCTTTAGAGAACCTATTGATGAGCAATACATCAATCAGTTGGGTGAATATGAAACTCAATTAAGGCGCAGACTACTCGGCAAGAAAAAAGGCGGCAATGTCAGCCTGAATGAAATGAAACTTGAGTTGGCACGCAAATCAAAAAAGGTTAAATGATGGCAGACGATATCAACATAGACGAACAAGAAGACGGCTCGGCGGTCGTCGATATGCCCGAGATGGACGTTGAGGAGCAACCCGACGGTTCAGCTATTGTCGAAACCGAAGACGGCCCCGAATTCAATCCAGAGTTCTACGACAACCTTGCCGATGTAATTGATGCCAACGAGTTGTCCGAGTTGACCATGCGTTACATGGATCTGCTGGAGAGCGACAAGCAGGCGCGTGAGTTGCGCGACAAGCAGTACGAAGAGGGTATCAAGCGCACAGGCATGGGCAACGATGCGCCCGGCGGTGCCACCTTCATGGGTGCCAGCAAAGTGGTTCACCCCGCCATGGCTGAGGGTTGTGTGGACTTTGCCTCACGCGCCATCAAAGAAATGTTCCCGCCTGATGGCCCTGTTAAGTCAAAGATTGTCGGCAAGCAAGACGACATCAAGTCTGCAATATCAGAGCGCAAGGTCAACTACCTGAACTGGCAGATCACCGAACAGATTGAAGAGTTCCGCGACGAGCAAGAGCAAATGTTGACTCAATTGCCGCTGGGCGGCTCGCAGTATTTCAAGATTTGGTTTGACGAAGAGAAGAAGCGCCCATGCGTGGAGTTCCTGCCGATTGATCGAGTCATCCTGCCATTTGCGGCAACCAACTTCTACACCGCCCAACGTGCGGCTGAAGTGCACGAGATTACAACTCATGAGCTTGAGCGCCGCATCAAGTCGGGCATGTACCGTGATATCAGTTACATCAAAGCCTCTGAGTCAATTGAAGAAGGCAAGGTAGCTCAGGCCAACAACAAGGTTGAAGGCAAGCGATTCCAAGAAAACAAAGACGGCTTGCGCAAGGTCTTTCACATTTACACCTATTTGGAACTGGAAGACGACAAGCACACCAAAGGCAAGATGGCACCGTACATCTTGATGATTGACGAGTTGGACAACGAGGTGCCTGGCCTGTACCGCAATTGGGAAGAGAACGACGAGACGATGACCAAGTTGGATTGGATCGTAGAGTTCAAATTCATCCCATGGCGTGGTGCCTATGCCATTGGCTTGCCTCACCTGATCGGCGGCCTCAGCGCGGCGCTGACGGGCTCCCTGCGTGCTTTGTTGGACTCGGCGCACATCAACAACGCCGCCACCATGCTCAAGCTCAAGGGCGCAAAGATCTCTGGTCAAAGCCAGCAAGTTGATGTCACCCAGATCGTGGAGATTGAAGGCGCACCCGGCGTGCAGGACATCCGCCAAATCGCTATGCCCATGCCGTTCAACCCGCCCAGCCCCGTGCTGTTTGAGTTGCTGGGCTTCTTGGAAAAGGCCACCAGCAGTGTTTTGACCACGGCTGAGGAGAAGATAGCCGACATCAGCGCACAGGCTCCTGTGGGCACCACGCAGGCCCTGATTGAGCAGGGTTCACAGGTGTACTCATCCATCCACGCACGCCTGCACCAATCACAGGCTCGCGTGCTGAAGATCCTGTGCCGCTTGAACCGCTGGCACTTTAACGACATGCAGAAGTCGGATGTCGTCACTGATCTGGAAGTCACCCGCGAAGACTTTGCCAAGAACACCGACGTGGTGCCAGTCTCTGACCCGCACATCTTCTCTGAAACCCAGCGCATGGCTCAGAACCAAGCTGTGTTGGCGCTGGCTGAAAAGCATCCTGACCAGTTCAACATGGGCAAGGTAATCAGTCGCCTGCTCAAGCAGATGAAGATTCCTAACATCAACGAGATCATGGTGGATCAGCCGTCGCCTGAACAGCGCACTTCTGCGGATGAGAATGCCGCCATGCTGATCGGTCAGCCTGCCTATGCATACATTCAGCAAGATCACATTGCGCACATTCAAGATCACTTGCAATTTGCAATGAACCCGTTCTTGGGCCAGTCGCCATTTGCCGATCCGAACTACCTTAATAACCTGATTGAGCACGTCAAGCAACACATGACCTTGTGGTACTTGAACCGATCTAACGGATATGTGCAAAAAGCCACAGGCAAACCGTTGGAAAATTACAACGATCCCAAATACACCCCAGTGGTTGACAAGCTGTACACGGTGGTTGGTGCCCATGTGATGATGGACACGCAAGAAGTATTTAAAGACTTCATGCCGTCGTTTGAGAAGTTGGTGCAGATGGCGCAACAGCGCAAGAATCAGCCACCACAGTTGCCGCCTGACGCTCAGGTTGTTAGAGACACATCCATGGCAGAAACACAGCGCAAGACTGCGGCAGATCAAGCCAAGCAAGCATATGAGCAAGCCAAATTGCAAATGGATCAACAACTGCATGCGATGGACAACCAGACCAAGGTTGAAATTGAGAATGCCAAGCTGACTCACCAAACGATTCAGCACGCAACCGAGTTGGCGTTTACGCCACCACCCGCCGCACCTGCGGCACCACAACCACCACAAGGAGCCCCAAATGGCATCGGACAATGAACAACGAGGCATCAATGTGCCTCAACACAAGCGACTAGCACAAGGCGAAAAGCTGGACGGCACTAGCTACCAACCCAAAGGCGGTACTAGTCAGACTAGTAAACCCCAAGGCGGACTGTCGCACGCCAAAAAGAAATGATCGAAGCTCTGATTCACAGAATCAAGATACGCCAGAGTGAGTTGCAGGTATCCCTAGCAGTAGGGACACCGATGACTTGGGAAGCGTATCAACGCATGGTGGGAGAGTATCAAGGGCTTCAAACAACCCTTGACATGATCGACAACATGTTGGAAGAGGAAGAAAACTAACCCCAGCACTGCAAAGTGCGTTTATGCACCTGAGATATGGTGTGGAGAAAAAAATGAGTGAAATAAAACCAATCCCTACGATTGAGGGCAAAGCAGGTGTGTCTGACCCAGTTGAACTGGCGTGGGCATTCCCCGAAGTAAACCCCGGACAACGTCCATATGGGGGTCGAGTGATAGTGCAACTGCGGCGAGTTAAAAAGAAAGCAGGGCGCATCATCATCGTTGATGAAACCAAGGAAAGCGAAAAGTGGAACAACATGATCGGACGGATCGTGGCTATTGGCCCACTGGCGTTTAAGAACCGAGACACCATGCAACCGTGGGCTGAAGGCTCATGGGCTGAGATTGGCGACTTTGTTCGAGTTCCAAAATGGGGCGGTGACCGTTGGGAGCGACCAGTTCCCGGTGAAGACGGTGAAGATCCTGTTTTATTCATGACGATCAACGACCACGAACTGATTTCGGAAGTCACAGATGACCCGTTGTCGTTCAAAGCTTACGTTTAAGGGGAAAACATGGCAACAGCAGAACAAAAAGAACTTGCACTGGAAACCATAGAGGCGGATGACGGCTCTGCGGTGGTGGAAGTTGACGAAAAATTACTTCAATTGGACGAACTTGAAGAGCAAAACGGGTTTGAACGGGCAAAAGACGGCGGAAGTGTGGATAAATCCACCGATCCTCACGATGAAGATCATCCAGATGATGATGATGAGCTTCGCAATGCCAAGCGCAATCGTCGCCGGGCAAAAAGAGACTTGGTTCGCAAGACAAATCAAGAAAAAGATGTCCAACTGACGGCTCTGAAACGCGAAAACGAAGAATTCAAGCGTCGCTTGAGCCTAGTTGAGCGCAGTGCTAAGACCGAAGGCTTGATGCGCATTGACAAAAACCTTGAAGATGCCAATTACAGGGTGGAATATGCCAAGATGAAGCTTGCCGAAGCGACTCAAAACGCTGATGGGCAAGCTATGGTGGAGGCTCAAACGCTGTGGAACGCCGCCCAGCGGGAAGTCGATCAATTGACGCATGTGCGCCGCCAAGCTGATCAAGACTTGCGCCAGCCACAACAACAGAGTGCCGATCCTACGGTTCAGCGTCTTGCCCAGCGTTGGATGGCTAAAAACGCTTGGTACAACCCATCAGCAACTGACCCCGATAGTCGCGTCGCCAAAAAAATTGACGAACTGATGGGCGCACAAGGGTGGGATCCTACCGATCCCGACTATTGGGATGAGCTTGACAGCCGTTTGCATAAAGAGTTGCCACACCGCTACAATGAAACCAATGACGACGATTCCCGTAATGTCAGACGACCGAGGAATATTGTGGGTAGCTCAGGACGTGAAGCATCTGCCGCTTATGGTGGTTCAAATCGAACCCAATTCGTACTATCGCCTGATAGGGTGAAAGCTATGAAAGAAGCTGGTGCTTGGGACAATCCTGATCGCAAAGCAAAGATGATTAAGCAATTTATTGCTTATGACCGTGCTAACCGCAACTAATCTAAGGGGAAAACAAAATGGAATCACGTCTTAAAAAATCTCTCAACGCTGGTGCTCGCCAAGACCGCACGAACGGGGAAGCATCCCACCAAGCGCCTGAGGATAAGTTCATTTCTACGCAGGAACTAGATAACATGTGGAGCGAGGAATGGACGCAATCAGCATTGCCAAAACTACCCAACGTCGATGGGTGGCACCTTTGCTGGCTTTCAACCACCAACAGCTACGACAGCATAGATAAGCGCATGCGCCTTGGATACGTTCCAGTTAAATCTGAAGAGTTTCCGGGCTATGAAAATTATCGAGTGAAGTCGGGTGAGCATGTTGGGTACATCTCATGCAACGAGATGTTGCTATTCAAACTTCCAATGGCGACTTACCAAAAGGTTATGACTTTGATGCATCACGACAAACCTCGTGAAGAAGCAGAAAAAGTCATGATTCAAGCGGCAAATCTCCAAGGGGCGTATGACAGCAACGGTCGTGCATTGGTTAAAGCCGAAGGCGATGGTATTGGCTCTATTGAACAGCAACCCAACCGAACACCCGTATTTTCGGGCTAACAAAGGAGTTAAACATGTCAAGTACATCCGCTCCGTTTGGCTTGCGTCCTGCGTTCCATCCCTCAGGTCTGGATCGCGCTCAGGCGCTTGCTGGCGGCATCACATCAGGTTACGCTCAAAACATTTTGAAGGGTCAACCTGTCGCTTACTCTGCTTCGGCAGGTGTTATTGTTCCCCTCTTAACCAATCCTGCCGCTGGCTCCGCTGTTGCGTGGTCAGGTGCATTCTCTGGTGTTGAGTGGACTGATACAACTGGTCGTCGCCGTGTATCAAACTACTGGCCTGCAAGCACCGCCTACACAGCAGGTTCTTGCGTAGCTTATTTTTACAACGACAACAACATCGTTTATGAAATTCAAGCCGACGGCTCAATGGCGCAAACCACTATCGGTGGTGAGTACAACTTCACCAACGTGACCTCTGGTTCTACCACTACTGGTCTGTCGCAAGCCACTTTAGGCTCTGCTACAGCCGCCAGCAATGGTGTCCAAGGCCAAATGCGTATTGTTGATCTTGCACAACAAGTGGACAACGCTTGGGGGGATTCATACACGGTTGTCCGTGTTGTGAATTCATATTCACAATTCTTCGGTGGCTTTACTGCTGTCGTTTAAGGAGTAAATTATGGCCGCACCAATGCGAAGTACGGACTTTAGAAGCATCGTTGAACCAATTTTGAACGAGTGCTTCGATGGAGTCTATGACCAACGTGCCGACGAATGGTCACGCATCTTCCGCGAAGAAGATGGTATCCCTCGTAACTACCACGAAGAGCCTGTCCTTTATGGATTTGGAGCCGCACCCCAGTTGCCTGACGGTACTCCTGTCAGCTACCAACAAGGTGGTGTATTGTTCTTACAGCGTTACCTCTACAAAGTGTATGGCTTGGCCTTCTCTTTGACCAAGGTACTCGTTGAAGACGGCGACCACATCCGTTTGGGTCAAGTTTATGCACGCCACTTGGCACAGTCTTTGGTGGAAACCAAGGAACTGTTAGCCGCCAACGTGCTGAACACAGCCTTCAACTCCAGCTACCCCGGTGGCGACGGCGTGTCTTTGATTAACACTGCCCACCCCATCGTGAATGGTACTTTCAGCAACCAGTTGACTACCGCCGCTGTTCTGTCTCAAACATCTCTCGAACAGATGTTGATCCAGATCCGCTCAGCAGTTGACAACAACGGCAAGAAGATTCGTTTGGTTCCACGTCAATTAATCGTGGCACCCGGCAACATCTTCCAAGCTGAAGTGTTGTTGAAATCTGTTCTGCGTACTGGTAACGCAAACAACGACATCAACCCCATCAAGTCAATTGGCTTGCTGGACGAAGGTGCCGCAGTCATTTCTCGTTTGACATCTGCAACTGCATGGTGGGTTCAGACCGATGCTCCAGAGGGCTTCAAGCTCCTGATGCGTCGTCGTTTGGAGAAAACCATGGAAGGTGACTTCGAGACTGACACAATGCGCTACAAAGCGACAGAGCGTTATGCGATCAACTTTACTGATCCCCGTTGCGCTTTCGGCACGCCCGGCGTGTAAAAAAAGTGGGGTCGGTGTAACAGCCGACCCTTTTTTGAAACCTGAGTGGTTCAAGCCACAAGGAGAAAAAAATGCCTCAATTTAGTGATGATCTGTTCTTGGGTACAGCCCAAGGTTATATTGGCACCAACAACACAAACGTGGAATCTGTCATCTCTGGCTCCGTAAGCGGAACCACAATGACAGTGACCGCAATGTTGTCTGGCGAATCTTTAGTTCTTGGACAATACATCAATGGTTCTGGTGTAACAGCCAACTCTTACATTACTGCGTTTGTTACAGGTGCAGGCGGCACGGGTACTTACACCCTAAACGCATCCTCAGCGGCAACAGGCACAATCACAATGTATGCGGCTGGTAATGCAGGATTGAATGATCCTTCACCGATGGAAGTTGGTGTTGGCCCATTGGGTCGTACATATGTATGGGACGTGATTCCACAAACCCTGCAAGCCGCAAACATTGCCGCATCGCAGACTCCTGCCGCCGCAGGTAACTTGACACTGACAGCAGGTACTTCTGCTAGATCAGTGACTCGTACTGATGGTGTTGCAGTAATTCAGCTTGACGTGCCTCGTGCATTGCAAGTTGTATCAGGTACTGCCGTTGCCGCGACCTTGGCTGGCGTTGCAATTACAGGTACTGGCGGTCAAATTTCCTACACTTCGCAGGCTGGTTTGGTAAGCGGTCAACGCATGACCATCTCTGGCACTTTGGGTGGCACAGGAACAATCACTGGCTACAGCAACCCCACAACCTACATCCTGACCGCTGTAACAACCACTACTGCCACCCTGACCACTACGGCAGGCGCGGCAGTTGTGACCACCGCAGGTACGCCAACAGGCTTGACCTACACCTTGGGCGTGGCTCCTCAGGCTATGACTGTTTCTGGTTATGACTACTACGGGCAAGCAATGTCCGAGGTGATCACTTCCAGCGCCGCAGTCAGCACCGCAGTAAACGGCAAAAAAGCGTTCTATCAAATCTCTTCGATTGCTACTGCTGGCGCAACAGGCACGACCATAACTGTTGGCACAACCGACATTTTGGGTTTGCCACTGCGCATATTTGACGCAGGCTACTTGGCTCGTATTGGTTACAACAACACTGTTGCCAACGATACTGGCGGTAACAGCGCATTTGTTGTTGCAGACATGACCACTCCGGCGACCACCACCACTGGTGATGTGCGCGGTACTTACGTCCCATCCTCGGCAACAAACGGTATCAAGCGTTTGGTGATGGTGATTGCACTGCCTAGTATCGCTACTGGCCCCAATGCAACTCGCACTGGTGCTCTTGGTGTAACTCAAGCCTAATAGGAGGACGACATGTCTAATTTCAAACCAATGGTGAAGATGTACACCGATGAGCCTGCTGTGAGCTTGAAGCTCAAAAAAGGCGGCAAGGTGCATCACAAGGGTGCCAAGCATCACAAAGAGCATGATGAGCATGGTCACAAGCCTATGCATCATGCTATGGGTGGTATGCACCACGAAGCAGAAGCAGGTCACAGCCCTAAAAAGCCGTCACATGCGGCACGTCACAAGGCCATGAACCCCAACTTGTATGCCAAAGGCGGCAAGGTGGCTCATAAGCTCATGGGCGGCGTAATGCCTGCTGGCGCTCCTCAAGGCATGGGTATGAGCCCTCAAGGCATGCCCGGCATGACTGGCGTAGGCATGGGCTCACCAACAATGCCCAAAGCATTGCGTCCTGCCGCAATTGCCAATATGGCACCTAGCGCACAAGCTCAACGTGCCGCGATGGTCAAGAAGGCATTGATGGGCATGAAAAAAGGCGGATCTGCTGACCACAAGCACATTGAAGCCTTGGAAAAAGAACTCCATCATCATGAGTCCATGAGCATGGAACATGCCCACCACAAGAAGCACGGTGGCATGGCGCACCACGCCCATGGTGGTAAGGTGCACCACATGACTGGTCATGCAGAAGGCACCCATGAGCACCACAAAGCCATGGCAAAGCACTATGCAGAAAAATGCAAAGACGGCGGCACACCGCACATGCACAAGATGCATGAGCACCACAAGCACATGGCAAAAATGTGCAAGGGTGGTAAGTATGCTGAAGGCGGCGCAATTGACCGTGACATGACCAAGACCACGCTCAAAAACAGCGTGAAGCCATTTGTATCCCGTGCCGACACCTCACGCCCTGACCACTCTCCTGCTCACACGGGCGAGATCCACAAGGGCAATGGCGGTGGTTACAAGCGTGGCGGTACTACAGGCGCTAAAACGCCTATGTACAAGACCAAAGAGTACGCCAAAGGTGGTCGCACCACTGGTTCACACATCCCAAGCGAGACAAACGAGAGCGAGACTCGCGGCAAGATTCGTCTTGGTGGCACCATTGAGGATAATGAGCACTATTACGAAAATACCGACATGCACTCAGCCAAACCTGACCGCTCACAAGGCAAGACAGGTGAAGTGCATATGAGCAATGCTGGTGGCTTTAAGCATGGTGGCAAGGCTCATCACAAGATGCATCACAAGGCTGATGGCGGTGCTATCGACAAGTACCAAACTCGCAACACCGTAGAAGGCGGCGACTGGGAAAACCACCCTGCTAATACCACCCCTACAGGCAAGAAACACACCGTCACAGGCGTTGTTAAGCTTGCCAATGCAGGTGGCTATAAGCATGGAGGCAAAACCTCAAAAAAAGCCTACGCCACGGGGGGTGAAGTGAATGATATGGGGAAATCTGTAAAGATGCCTCTTCGTATCAAACACCCACCTGTGGCGAATAGCTTGCAGTCTGGCACCTATAAGCGTGGCGGCAAGGTTCACCATCATGCTGATGGCGGCGAAGAAAAAGGGGAAAAGGAATTTTCACCTTGGGCAAAACTAAACAAGTCTCCAAAAGAACGTCATAATTTAGTAAATGCACCTGTTTCGTCATACAGTGAAGAAGCCGTAAACAAATCAATTGCAAGCTCCAACCGTTCTGGTCGCAAGATCAGCGGTAAAGAGGCAAAAGCAATCCACAGCCTGCTTAAAGGTCGTCACTGAACAAGTCAGGGGGGCTTCGGCTCCCCTACTTTTAAGGAATAAACATGTCACAAATCGTTGCATACACTGGCCCAACATCACAGTCAGACAATCAACTTCGCACTCAAACATCATCACGCTCTGCGGCATATGACCCAGTAGACAAACTGCGCGTATCCCAGCCACAGGCATTGATTGATACCGACTTTGAGTATGGTCAACAGCCAACAAAGTGGGAATCAATTAACCTTCAAAACAATCGTCAAGGCGCGTATTACATTCCGCAAATACAGACGGCTGTTCTTAACAATGCCTCAAATAAAGGCATTCAAACAACAAACGGAAGCCGTACTGTTACTGTTTTCATGGCGGATACTAGTGCTTACTCTGTTGGCACTCCAATTTTTATTCAGGGCGCAACAAACCCCAACATCAATGGCTGGTGGCTAGTTACGACTGTTTCTGCAAGCACTTCTGTGTCGTTCTTGATTGATGCCAATGCAACAGCAACGACCAACGTGTTCAACCCCGGCAAGTCCTATGTGTACCCCGGTTACTTTTACAGCAACTGCGGCTTCCAAGTTGGTAGCAACTGCATTACTGCAAGCGCAACCACAACTCCTCTTTGCACAACCACCTATCCTCACGGGTTGAATGTAGGTGACTACATTTACATGGTTGGCTTTGCCACCGACACCAATGTAAATGGTGCATGGATTGTTGCAACAACCCCAACAGCCAGCACATTTACTTTTACAACCGCAGTGGCGGTTACCAGCCCGACAAACAGTGCAGGCCAGACCAATGTATATATGCGCCCTGCTGGATGGGTTGAGTCTCGTCCATATGATGGTGGCGTGGCATTCTCTGCTGGTGGTACGATTACCAACCAACAGTTGATTCGTCAGACCCGTCGTTACTTTCGCTACCAGTCTGGTAAGGGCATTCAATTCTCAACTGGCTCTGCATTGTGTCCAACTCTGTTTCAGCCAGTGTTGACTGCTGTTGGCACCACGGTGACGGTTACCACCTCTGCACCGCACAACCTTGCGGCAGGCGGAACAGTTCAAGTGTCTGGCGCAACTCCTGCACAGTACAACGGCACGTTCACAATTTTGTCTGGTGGTTTTTCCAAAACCACGTTTACATATCAGACCACCGTACTAAACACACCTCCGTCAACACCTGCGACTGGTAATGCAATTCGCGTTAATCCAATCACATGGTACGGCGCTCAAAACTCAGTAGGTATCTTTGATCAGCAAAACGGCATATTTTTTAGATATGACGGTCAAAACCTGACTGCTGTTGTTCGCTCATCAACCATTCAAACGGCTGGCTATTGCCAAGTAACGCAAGGAAATGCAACGGTTACTGGTGTTGGAACTAACTTCACCACTGCGTTGGTTCCGGGTCAATTCTGCGTGATTCGCGGTCAGTCATATCGTGTTATTGCAATTGCAAGCGACACATCTTTGACCATTGCCCCTGAATATCGCGGAAACAGTTACGACTCCACCAATTCGCCAAATGGCGGATATATCATGTCTGTCACCACGGACTACATATATCCTCGCTCTACTTGGTTTGATCCAATGGATGGCACTGGCCCATCGGGCTATAACCTTGACTTAAGCCGCATGCAAATGTGGTACGCCGATTACTCTTGGTATGGCGCTGGCTCAATTCGCTGGGGCTTGAGAGGCAAGGATGGCGCAGTGACATACTGCCATCAAGTCCAGAATAACAACGTGCAATATGAAGCTTACATGCGGTCTGGCAACCTGCCAGCGCATTACGAGTCTTCAGGCTTGACACCGACAACATATTTGACTGCGTCAATTGGCACCACGGACACCACAATTCCTGTGGCTGACGCAAGCTTGTTCAATACAAGCGGACTGGCAAAGCTCACAGCAAGCGGAATTTCTGGCGCAATTGAGTATGTCACCTACACAGGCAAGACTGCAACGTCATTGACTGGATGTGTTCGTGGTCAAACTGGCGGTGCGGCGGCAACAGCGTTCACTTACAGCGCAACAGCATTTGTGACCGTTGAATATGCAACTGCTGACTCTGTGCCTTCAATCTCGCATTGGGGCTCATCGGTCATCATGGATGGTCAGTTCAACGACGATAAATCGCTGATTTTCAACTACGGCATGACAACCCCATTGGCGGTTACCTTAGCGGGTTCCTATGCGCTGATGGCAATCCGTATTGCTCCATCAGTAGATAACGGCACTACAAACACCTTGGGATTGAAAGAAAACATTAACCGCATGCAGTTGCAACTTGACTCGGTGTCAATCATTGCATCGACTTCGCAGGTGTTGATTAACTTGATTTTGAACGGTCGTCTTGCGGCGGCTTTTTCTGGAACTGGCGCTCAAGCCACATTTGTTTCACCTCAACAACTTGCTAACGGATTTACTTCTTCTTTGGCGCAAATTGCTGTAAATGGAGCAACTGGAACTACGGCAACAATCACGGGTGGCGAATCATTGGCGGCTTCGTACGTTCCAATTGGCATCAATACGTTGGATTTGTCAGGTGTGCGCGATTTGGGCAATTCAATCTTGGGTGGCGGTGTAAACAACACTGTGCCAACAACTCAAGCTGGCTTATACCCTGATGGGCCAGACATTTTGTATGTAGTTGCAACCACAACTGGTGCGGCAAACATTCAAGCTCGTTTGTCTTGGAAAGAAGCACAGGCTTAATATGCCAAGCAAGTCACCCGCTCAACACAAGCTCATGGAAGCCGCCGCCCACACAAAAGGTGGGTTTGGCGGTGTCCCTCAGAAAGTCGGCAAAGAATTTGTCCGCGCCGATAAACACATGAAAGAAGGTGGTCTTTATGCCAATATCAATGCAAAGCGTGAAAGAATCGCTGAAGGCTCTGGTGAGCGCATGCGTAAGCCGGGTGCAAAAGGTGCTCCAACTGCTCAAGCCTTCAAGCAATCAGCCAAAACCGCCAAATTAAAGGATGGAGGCGCTTCCCTTGCCGTTGGCAGAGGTGAGAAGCTCCCAACCTCCAAAGGCGCTGGATTGACCAAAAAGGGGCGTGAAAAGTACAACCGTGAGACTGGATCACACTTAAAGGCTCCACAGCCACAAGGTGGCGCACGCAAGGATTCGTTCTGCGCCAGAATGAGCGGCGTGGTAGAGCATTCCAAGGGTGACGCACCAAGGGCGAAAGCATCGTTAAAACGCTGGGACTGTCCCGGTTGGTAAAGGAAAAATCATGTTTTTAAAATCAAGCCCAGCAGTCAAAAGCGCAGTCAAAAACGCCATGGAGCGCATGGAAAAAGGCGAGTTTGACAAAGCTCCGACCCGAGAAGAAACAGAGGGCCGCATGGCGGCTCGCAAAAAAGATAGCGAAAACAAAGAGCGTGAAAACGCAAAACGTGATGCCGCTGATTTGCCCAATCTGCAAAAACAACATGCAGAGATGCAAGAAAAATATAGCAAAGGCAAGAACTACGAGTACGCCGACCGAGAGCAAAACCTGTCAGATGAAGAGCTTGAAGCTCGGGGTATGCGCGGAAGCATGAACCAATTGGCTCAACGCATTCACAATGTCAAAAAGCATGGCTTCAAGCAGGGTGGCAAGATAAATCTGAAGGATTGCAAAGTGTCTACCCACGAAAAAAATAGCAAGCACAAAAACTGGTAAGGAGTAAATCATGGCTGATCGCAAAAAACCACACGAATTTACAGTTGGCGAAAAAGCTGATGGCACCCGCGTCTATATGATTGATGGAGCCGTAGTGCCGGACAAAACAACATGGGCAAATTTGCGTCAAAAAAATGCGGACGTTGCAAGTCAAACCATGGACGAAGTTGAAAAAGAAGCTGACTCAGCCATGAACAACTCAGGAAATTCAGAGTTGGACAGCATGTTTAGCAAAGCCAAGGGTGGCAAAGTAAAAAAGAGCAAAGTTACAACTCATCACAAAAACCACAAGCATCCCGCTTGGTAAGGATTCATCATGCCAAATTGGAAGTCAAAATCAGATACTGAAGTTTGGTGGTCAAACCAGCCCGGCAATCGCGGCAGGACATACCCCGGCGATGATATTGCCGAAAAACAGTATCAGCGCAACCAAGCCGCTGGTGAAAACAATTTAAGCAGGCTCCGCAATTTTTTCTTTGGTAAAAGCGACGAAAGGAAGCGCGCCGTCGAGGATGCGGTGAATGCTCGTCGTGATGCAGGCACTTCAATGAAGTTGGAGCCCTATGTTGCTCCCAACCGTGATAGCGGGATCAGCATAAATGAATTTGGCGATCGACCGTCTTTTGTTCCTCCGCGAAGAGACAAGCGAGGTAATATAAGTCTTTATGAAGTAAACGAACCTGTGCCAACAGAAGGCCGTGCCGATTACGAAGATGTCAAGCCCGTTGATTACGACAGCTATGGCTTGAAAAAGGGCGGAAGTGCCAAAAAACACGCCAAGGGCGGTAAAATCAGTTTAGATAATTGCAAAGTATCTACGCATCAAAAGAACAAAAAGCAACCAAATTGGTAAGGTGAAAACATGGCTTACAGCGGCACCGTTGGGCAAACTGTAATTACAGTACAGAACTTCATTGACCAAGGTGCACGCTTGGCGGGTAAGCTTGCCGAAGAACTTACCGTTGAGCAGGTTCAAGCCTCCAAGCAGGCGCTCTTTTTTGTCTTGAGCAATCTGATCAATCAAGGCATTAACTACTGGGCGATCAATCAGCAGGTATACGGCCTTCAGCCGAATCAATTCGAGTATCTGCTACCTGTGGGTGGTGTGGATGTTTTAAACGTCCTGTACCGCACCATGACGCGCCCCAGCGGGTCTTATTCCAGCAGTGCAGGCGGCACCACTGGAAACATCTACGATGGCGACACATCCACCTACAGCCAGCAAACTTCTGCCAATGGCAATTTTGTCGTCTATTACGGTTCTAGCAACACTCAGTACATTGGATCTATTGGCATCATGCCCTATGTGTCTGGCGGAGGATCGGCGGTATGGAATTACTACCTGCAAAGCTCGACCGACGGAACGACGTGGACAACCCTTTACACAGGCACCAACGTCACGGTGACGGATGGACAGTGGATATTCCAAAATATTGATCCCGGTGCCAATGTCGCCTACTACCGCATTCAAGCCTTTGGCGGCACCACCTTGGCTCTGTATGAGTGGTATTTGGGCACAAACAGTACAGAGATCATGATGGCTCGCTTAAACCGCGACGACTACACCAATTTGCCCAATAAGAACTTCACAGCCAATCAGCCGTATCAGTTCTGGTTCAATCGTCAACTGCCGCAGGCAAAGATTACCTTATGGCCTACCCCCTCAAATGCCTTTGTGCAAATGGTGGTGTGGTACTCGCGCCAGATTGACGACGTGGGGGCATTGAGCGGTCAACTGGAGATTCCACAGCGATGGAATCAGGCAATTCAATACATGCTGGCTCATGAGATGAGCTTGATCCTGCCTTCGGTTGAAATGCCAAGAATCCAATATTTGGACATGCAGGCTCAGAAGTATTTCATCATGGCTGAGAACGAAGAGCGCGACAAGTCGCCGATTTATTTCAGCCCCAACATTTCCGTGTACACAAAGTAATCATGCCAAGATTCCTTGATACCACTGGAAATGCAGTAATAGCAATCTTCATTTGCGACAGATGCAAGATGAAAAGGGCTATTATTGAGGCACAACCTGACCCCAATTTTCCGGGCCTCAAGGTGTGCCAGCAAGGGTGCGCAGATCAGAAAGATCCATACCGCCTACCTGCTAGACAAACAGAGCGAATTGCGCTCCAATTTCCTCGTCCCGATGTCAGTGTTGCCACAGATGACAATGGATTGGTATTGACACCCACGGGAACAAACATTCCCGGCGGCAACCCAAGCCAGATCTATATCAGCACACAGAATGGAAGTTCTGTGCCTCAGCAGAATGGCAACATAGACATCATCACTCCAGCACCACCTACACCGACGAGCCAATAACATGAGCGGACAAGTAACGATAACCCAACTGCCAACCGCTTCTGCTCTTACAGGGGCGGAAGCAGTTCCTGTCGTTCAAAATGGAGTGACAGTCCAAACTACTGCGAGCGCAATTTCTGGCGCAGGCGCGTTGAACTATCCATTTTTGACAGTAGGTTCAGCCGCTGGCCTAACTCAAGGCAGATATCTCTCGGCATCCACAGGGCTGTCTTTGTCAGATACTGGCGCTGGTGGCATGCTGACTATCAACATGACAGGGGCGGCATCAAGCTTAAACAGCGCAAGCACAGGATTTATCGTCAAGGACAGCGCCAGCACGGTCGCCAGCCGATCATTTGCAGTTGGCTCGGGCATGACCATATCCAATGCTGACGGCATATCTGGCAACCCTACGTTTGGCTTGAGCACCATTTTGCAAAATCTTGCCAGCACTTCATCAGCAGGCATATTGGCATTAAATGGCACCACGATTACGGCGTACACATTGCAGGGCGTTACTAGTCAGACTAGTATTGCCAACGGCAATGGAGTTGGTGGAGCCCCAACGATTGGACTGGCAAGCAACCCTGTAGTGCCCGGCACTGGATCAATCACCATTCCAAGTGGCACAACTGCACAGCGAACTGGATCAACTGCTGGCCTGCGCTACAACACCGACACAGGCTTGTTTGAAGGTTATGGCTCAAGTGGCTGGGCGGCTTTTTCGGGTGGAGGTGGAGGTGGAAGTGTTACCTCAATTGCCACTGGGACGGGCCTTACAGGTGGGCCTATTACAACGACAGGCACGATTTCGCTTGCTAATACTGCCGTTTCCGCAGGTTCCTATACCTACGCCAGCATCACCGTGGATGCGCAAGGCAGGTTGACCAGCGCATCATCTGGAAGCACTTTAGGCATTGCAGGTGGTGGTACTGGTCAAACAACTGCGAATGCCGCATTCAATGCGCTGGTGCCAAGCCAAACCAGCAACTCTGGCAAATACCTGACAACTGACGGAACCAATACATCTTGGGCAACAGTCTCAGGTGGCGGCGGTGTCTCAAGCATCACCTTTGGCACAACCGGGTTGACTCCAAACACAGCAACAACAGGTGCTGTGACTGTTGCTGGCACCTTAGCTGTTGCCAATGGCGGCACAGGCGTGACCGCATCAAGCGGAGCAACTTCAGTTGTCTTGCGCGACGCAAGCGGCAACATCACTACAAATTCAATATTTGAAGGCTTTTCAAATGTAGCCGCCGCAGGTACAACGACTGTACTTACAGTCGCCTCAGTTCCGAACTATGTAGTCACCGGATCGGGCGGTCAGACATATCAATTGCCTGATGCCACTACATTGCCAAATGGTGCCGACTTCACATTTAACAACAATCAAAGTAGCGGAACAATTGTTGTTAAAAACAATTCAAGCACAACGATTGTCACTGTACAGTCTGGTTCATTTGTAACTGTCAGCCTGTTGAGCAACTCAACTGCCGCAGGTTCTTGGGATTACCATGCTGGCATTCCATCAGGCACTTCATGGTCTACGAATACCCTGAGCACAGGCGCGGCAATCACATCGACACAAGCGGTTACTGGTAGCACGCTTATTTCTAACGTGGCGACTGGCACCGCTCCGTTGACCGTGACCAGCACCACGCAGGTGGCAAACCTGAATGCGGCAACCGCAGGAACAGCAACCAATGCAACAAACGTGGCGTTATCAGCAGGCACGGGTGCGACCAATTATTTGACATTCTCTGCAACCGCAACGGGCAATCAGCCCTTAACAACCAATACTCTCCTCACCTACAATTACACCAACAATACCATCACAGCAGGTATTTCAGGTGGAGCTTTCTAAGGAAACATCATGTCACAAAGTGGATACACACCGATTCTGATTTACGCAAGCGGCACGGCTTCGGCAGTTCCTCTTGCCGCCAATATGACGAGCAGTGCGGCAGGCGCAGAGTTGGCGCTGAACTATGCCGATGGCAAGCTTTATTTCAAAAACAGTTCAGGTGTTGTCACTTTGTTGGCAACTGCTGGCAACGGCGTTACAACTTTCAGCGCAGGCACAACTGGCTTTACGCCGTCAACGGCTACATCTGGTGCAGTGACCTTGGCTGGCACATTGGCAAACACCAATGGCGGCACAGGTCAATCAAGCGCCTTCACTCAGTACGGCATCACCTATGCCAGCACCACTACTGCGCTGGCAACCACAGCGGCAGGAACATCCACCACTGTTTTGCATGGCAACGCTTCAGGCGCACCAACATTTGGCGCTGTGTCGCTGACTGCTGACGTATCTGGAACACTCCCTATTGCCAATGGCGGAACAAACTCGACGGCTACGCCAACTGCTGGTGGTATTGGGTACGGCACTGGAACGGCGCATGCATACACTGCGGTGGGTACAGCAGGTCAAGCTCTTATCTCTGCGGCGGCAGGAGCCCCGGCATTTGGCACATTGGGCGTTGCAGGCGGCGGAACAGGTGCGACAACACTTACGGCAAACAACGTATTGTTGGGCAATGGCACTTCAGCACTTCAAGCTGTAGCGCCGAGCACAGCAGGCAATGTGCTCACATCAAATGGCACAACATGGACATCAGCGACACCGTCTGCTGGCTTCTCTAATATAGTCGTGCTGACATCCAGCAATGCTTCATATTCCATTCCAGCCGCTAAGATTAAAGTCACTGTGGTTGGTGGTGGTGGTAATGCAGGCGGAGGCTCTGCTGGCGCACAGGCGGGAGCAGGTGGTGGTGGCGGCGGCGGCACGGCAATAAAAGTTCTTTCTGGACTTACTGTTGGTAGCACATTAAATATTACTGTTGGCGCGGCGGCTGGCACATCCAGCGTTGCATCAGGAACTCAATCAATATCAACCGTAAGTGCAACTGGCGGCACATCTACTTCTAACACCTCAGCTAGCATAGCTTCGGGAGGAGCAGGAGGAGCGGGAAGCGGAGGTGATTTAAATATTGGAGGAAGCGGCGGAGGGTGGGGTGTTACAAACCAAGGTTGCCCCAACGCTAATCTAGCTGCCGGTAATGGGGGCGCTAGTATGTTTGGTGGCGGAGTTATTACTCCCGTAGGATATGCAGTAGGTGCAACCACCAAGCAAAATGGAACGGCTGGCGCGGCATATGGCGGCGGTGGTAGCGGAGGATGGAATTTTAATGCAGGTTCCGCCTCTAGCGGAGGCGCAGGTGCGGCAGGCGTTGTAATTGTGGAGTATTGAAATGGTTAAAGCATACGCATGGATAAACAAATCAACTCACTTAATTGAAAACATGATTATGTGGGACGGCGTTTCACCGCTCGTAGTGCCAGACGGATACGAGGTTGTTGAGGCACCAGAGCTTCATGGCGAATGGAGTTGGCTGGGCATTGGATGGAAGTATTTAAATGGAGAGTTTATTGAACCAGCAAATCCCAATCCACCTGTTTCCCAACAAGTAATTGGCGGAGCGCCTAGTGTCATTGCTTAATACCCCACTCAACACTGGAAAACTTTTCGGTACTGTGTACACCTTTGAAAAAATGGGGGACAAGTTGCCTATGCACACCCATACTGATGGCAATGCCCACATTACCATAGTGGCGCGAGGCAAGATCAAAGCTCACGGCAATGAATGGGAGGCTGAGTACAGCGCAGGCGCAGTGATTGATTTTCCGTCAGACCAGAGTCATGAGTTCACTGCTTTGGAAGACAACAGCCGAATCGTAAACATTACCAAATGAGGAAAACATGGAAAAACTTGCAATCTCAACACAATTGCTGAATCAAATCTTTGCGTACATTGGCACACGCCCATATCAAGAGGTGTTTCAATTTGCCGATGCTTTGCAAAAAGAAGTTGCAAGCCAAATAAAACAAGAAGCTCCTGCTGAAACTTCTACAGAGGCACCAGTCGATGGACAGCCTTGAAAAAGAGTTTGCTGTGCATGAAGCCATTTGCGCCCAGCGGTATGAGGCCATTCAAAAGTCTTTAGCTGACGGCGACAAGCGCATGACGAAGATCGAATATTTGCTGTATGCGGTCATGTTGTGCGTGTTGTTCGGCCCGGGCGTGGCGGGTGAGTTTGTCAAGAAATTGTTGGGGTTGTAAATTGACCCAATCACGATCCTCCTTGCCGCTAAAGCCTGTGCCGTTGCAATCCGCGAAGGAACCGAGCTTTACAAGCAATGTAAAGAGTCATTCATGGAGGTCAAGTCCTCTGTTGATGAAGCTGTTGGTGTTGCCAACGAGGTCAGAGGATTCTGGGCAAAGCTCTTTGGATCAAAGCCAAAAGCCGCAGAGCCTGTGGCGCAAGCGAAGAGAAAAAAGGAAGCCTATGTAACCGTTGACGAAACCAAGGTGATGTCAGATATCGTTGAACAATTGACGACGTTCTTTCGCCTTCAGGAGCAGTTAGCGGCGCATATCAGGGCTGAGGAATTGAAGAGCAAGACGGTCTATGACCCGAATGCCAATCTGATGGAAGCCGCCTTGAAGCGGATCATGGCGCAGGATCAGATGGCGGCTCTGGAGGTGGAGATCAGGGAGGCGATGGTTTACAGAGCCCCGCCCGAGATGGGTGCCCTGTATAGCCGCACGTTCGAGACTCGTGACATCATCATGCAGGAGCAGGAGCAAGCAAGGCTAAAGGAGGAGGCGAAAGAAAGGGTGCGTCAATGGCAACGGTCGGAAGAAAGAAGAGACCTGCAAGCCAACTCAGCGTATCTCGTAATAACAGCAATCCTTACGATATACCTCTGGCTCTGGTTCCTGTACGTCGCACAACGGGGGAAGATTTGATGGGCTGGATTGCATGTAGCGTTTTGGTTGCGGTGCTCTTACCCCTTGGAGCCATGTTGTACCTCGACATTCTGCAAGCCAAACATGAAGTCAAAGAGCAGTTGGAAAAGGTTGAAAAATTGAGAAGGGAAGTCGAGAAGAGCAGGCGCGACAAGCCATCTGAATTTACCGACAATCCAATTTTTGACAGAAGGAATAAACGTGAACATTTTTGAAATTTGGATACTGTCAATGTTCGTTGTGTTGCTCTTTGGGTGTCAAGACACTTATCGTTACCCATGCCAAGACCCAAAGAACTGGGGCAAAACCGAATGCGAGCCACCCCAGTGTGAAGCCTCTGGAACTTGCACGAAAGATTTGATAACGAAGGAAATGTATGACAACTTCAAGAAGAAGCCCTGAACAATGGCAAGCCCTGAGCCAGTTTTGGACGTTGATGTTTTTCAACGTAGCAATTGTCGGCATGATCTTTGGCCTGCTGTACTGCGTGATGTTCGTCACCCAGCCCATGGTGGGCCAAGCCAAGAATGATGCCTTTTTGCTTGAACTACTCAAGACCGCAGTGATCTCCATGATCTCCATTATTGGCACCTTGCTGGCGGTCAATCATGGCAGTCAGGCCACCGTAGCAACACCGCCCAAACCACCTGTTCCTGCGATTCCTGCCAAGCCTCTGAGCACTAATTTGCCACCCACTACGGATGTTCCATGAGTATTTTTAATCCATACATTCTGATTGCCATCACACTCAGTGTCATCGGTGCCTTTGGCGGCGGGTACTACAAGGGTGGACATGATGAAGTGACTCGGCAACAATTGGAAATTGCCAAGCTGAATGCTGAGTCACGAGTAAAAGAGCAGGCGCTGGTGTCTGCTGTAAACGCCCAAGCCAACCAACTTCAGAAAGCAAATCAAAATGCAAAACTTCTACAGCAAAAGCACAATGCTGATATTGAGTCTGGCATGCTCAAGTTGCGGGTGGCTGTCAAAGCCTCCGACTGCCCCATACCAGCCTCCACAGATGCCCCCATTACCAGCGGAGCTAACCTCGGAACCACCACAGCCGAACTTGACGGAGAGACTTCTAAAGCTCTTATCGCCCTCACCAGCGAAGGAGACGAAGCCATCCGAAAGCTCGCAACCTGTGTTGCCCTCTACAACGAAGCCAGAGAAACCCTAAGGAGTAGACCATGAACTTGTCAGAAAACTTTACCTACGAGGAACTCACCCATACAGACCACAGAGAGTTCGACAACACACCCAATGAAGCCGAAATGGCAAATCTGGTGCGTTTGGCGGCGTTTCTGGAACAGGTTAAAGAAGTACTGGGTGGCGCACCAATCATCATCAATTCAGCGTTTCGTTCTGCCGAAGTCAATAAGGCCGTTGGTTCAACCGACAAATCACAACACCGCCACGGTTGTGCCGCCGACATTCGCGTGCCCGGCATGACCCCTGATGAAGTTGTGAGCGCCATCATTAACTCAGGATTGCCCTATGACCAGTGCATAAGAGAGTTCGATCGGTGGACACATCTGTCTATTCCTAACACTGAAGACGCAGAACCACGCAACATGGCATTGATCATTGACAAGGCGGGCACCAGAGCCTACGCCTGACTTGTAGGAATGCCGTCATGATGGGAAAATGAACATAACAGCGGGGAAAATATGAGCAATACACCATCATGGGTCATGACTTATGACAGCCTGAATTACTACGTTCTGCAATATCTGGAGCGTTCTGATCAGGCGACCATCAATGCCATTCCCACGTTCATCACACTTGCTGAGTTTGAGATTGCCCAAGAGATCAAGACCTTGGGCCAACTTCAGATTGTTGAAGCCAACATGACGGCGGGAAGTCCCAACCTGCAAAAGCCTGCACGTTGGCGCAAAACAGTGTCAATGAACTACACCGATGCCAGCGGGAATAAGAACCCTGTGCTCTTGCGCAAGTATGAGTACTTGATCAACTACTCGCAGAACAGTTCAACCACTGGTGCGCCGCTGTACTATGCAGACACAAGCTGGGACTGGTGGTTCATTTCCCCGACCCCCGACCAAGCATATGCGCTTGAGGTTCTGTACTACGAGCGCATCCAGCCGCTGAGTTCAACAAATCAAACCAACTGGCTGACACAGAATGCACCAAATGCCATGCTGTTTGGCACTTTGTTGCAAGCAATGCCTTTCCTTAAAAACGACCAACGACAGATCTTCCAGCAGAAATACATGGAGGCCATCAAGTCTCTGAAAACTGAGGATGTTTCTAGAGTTGGAGATCGCCAAGCACTTGCCGTGGACAGCTAATCATGACTTCATATGTAAACCCATACACAGGACAGACAATCAACCCATCACAAGTGGGGTACGAAAGTCTGTCGATCAGTTCAGACACCACACTGACTTGGCCTGTCAACGGCACCACTTCAAGCAACGTAGTCGCCAACATCATTGAAGTGACTGCTACTGCGGCAAACCTGAAGTTGATCTTGCCTGCGGCAACTCAAGTATCCACTGGTCAAGCCATCATCATCCGAAACATTGGCACTGGCGGCAACTATGCGTTCAACGTCGTCACCAATGTCGCCAATACCGTTATTGTCAACATCCCAGTGTCGGCATCTGGCACGGTATCAAATACCTATTACATCTACGTCACCAACAACTCAACAACTGATGGCACATGGTCAAACATTGCCATGGGCATTGGTACTTCGTCAGCCAGCGCATCAACGCTTGCAGGCTCAGGACTTGCCGCAATCAGCAATACGCTGAACGAGCAAACGCTCGTATCAAACTTTTCTTCAAACTACACGTTCATTGCCGCAGATCGCGCGGAATTGTTTACATGGGCAGGCGGATCGGGAACCGCAACTCTTCCAAATCCTATTGCCAGCACAGGCGGCGTGGGCGCTGGTTGGTTTGTGATTGTCAAGAACAACGGCACAGGCATCTTGACGGTGGCTGTATCTGGCGGAGCGATCAAGATAGATCCGCTGTCTTCAGGAAGTTCGCCTTCGGGCGGCACAGCATCAGTTCAAATTCAAATTGCCAATTCAAGCGTATTTGTGACCGATGGATATAACTGGTTTACCTATGCACTGGCACAGACCAACGTGTTCAACTACACGCAGTACGTTGCGCCCGTAGATTCAATTGTGTCTTCACCGTTTGTTGTTTCGCAGGCAAACGCAAAGAGCGTAATCCAACAGTACCAAGGTGTTCTTGGCCTTAACCTGACAGTGCTGTTGCCTCAAACTGTGCAGTTGTACTCATTGAGGAATATCACAACAGGCTCAAATACTTTGACCTTTGGTATTTCCAATAACTCTGGCACTGCCGCGTTGGGCACTACGCTAACAGTTCCCGCTAATCAAACGATTATTGCAATCAGTGATGGCACCAATCTCTACAACGCCAACTCTGCAACATCGAGCTACATTGCAACTTTGTCGGTGGGCAATGGATCGGCATCAAATCCATCAATTACTTTCCAAAGCGATCTGACAACTGGCATCTACTTAGTTGCATCTGGTCAGTTGGGATTTGCGATAGCTGGTGTTAATGCAGGCACGCTCACAGCAAGTGGTCTTGTCATGCCCGTGGGCATCAGTGCTGGAGCGTTTTAATGACGACTCAAAAAGTTGCCGTCCTACAGGTAAAGTCAGGCATCCAGCGCGATGGAACAGAGTTCGCCGCCGCCTCTTATCGTGATGGGCAATGGGTGCGTTTTCAATATGGTCGCCCACGCAAAATGGGCGGATACAACGGTGCCTTTTTAAATTCGCCCGGCATAAGCCGAGGCATGATCTTGCAATCACAGAACGGCATCACATACGTTATCTCTGGATACAGTGATAGCGTTCAAAAATGGGCGATTGCCAATGATCAAGCCATTGGAACTGGCCCTCAGCAAATTTACGTCATTGGTAGCATCACAACATCTTCAATCACCACTGCTGGCGCAGGCTACACCAATGGCACATATACAGGCGTATCGCCTGTTACCACAAGTGGCAATGGCACAGGAGCCACATTCACTGTAGTGGTGTCCACGAACAAGGTGACAAGCATCACTTTGACTGCCAGTGGTACAGGATATGGTTATGGCGATACTTTCACATTCTTGAATTCAGCAATAGGCGGAGCAACTCCGACAACTGCTTTTGTGGGCACGATCAATTCAGTCACCTACTACGGCGTGAACGTCGCCCCATCAAGCAATTACTACCAGTCCAATGCAAATACTTTGTGGCAGTGGGATATTGGCTACGACCCATATGGATCAGGCAATTTGAACTTGATCGGGCATCCCGGCGTGAATTTGGCGAACATTGACAACACAGTCAACACCAGACCTTTGGTTGGCCCCTTTACAGGCTCGTCACTGACTCCCGTTGGTGTATTCACTGCGACTGGAACAACCACGAACGGATCAACCCTCGTGACGTTTGCAAGCACAAACGTGGCAATGGGGGCGGGTGTATCAGTTGCTGGAACAGGCATCCCGGCAAGCACAACGATTGTTTCCGCAGGCTTTGTTAACAACAATATTACTTTGGCCTCTGTTGCGGTTACAGGCTCATCAGGTCAATTTTCATGCGTATCCACCACATTGACGTTAGGCCAACAAATTCTGGTCACGGGAACATTAACAGGTACTGCGACAGGCATTACGCAGGGAACGTATTACATTATTGCCACGAATGGACTCACGACTTTCACTTTGTCCACGAGCCCGTCTGGCGTGGCAATCTCTACAACAGCGGGAACAACTGCTGGTTTAGTATTTGTGGCGCAAGTAGCCAGCACATGGTCAATAACTTTATCTGCTAACGCCACGGCATCTGGTACTGTTCTGCTGACATTCGATAACAACATCAGCATATCTGGCGGTGTAGTCATGCTGTATCCATACTTGTTTGTATACGGCAACAATGGCTTGATCCAAAACTGTTCAGCAGGCAACTTCAACAATTGGACATCTGCTGATGCCAACTCCAACAATATAGCGTCTACCAAGATCATCAAAGGCATGCCTCTGCGCGGCGGTACAACTTCGCCATCAGGTTTGTTCTGGAGCACCGACTCGGTCATTCGTGTCACTTACGCGCCTCAATCAGTGGGTACATCAACGCTGTACTGGCGGTATGACCTGATCACACAACAGTCATCCATCATGTCCAGTCAGTGTGTGATTGAGTATGACGGCATCTATTATTGGGCTGGCGTAGATCGCTTCTTGATGTACAACGGCGTTGTCCAAGAGGTGGAGAACACTCAAAATCTCAACTGGTTCTTTGATGGCCTGAACGTGTCACAGCGTCAAAAAGTGTGGGCCAGCAAGATCCCTCGATGGGGTGAGATTTGGTGGTTCTACCCGCGCGGCACATCTACCGAATGCAACGATGCAATCATCTACAACGTGCGCGAAAAGACATGGTACGACGCTGGCTTGGCTGATGGGGCGAATCGCTCGGCAGGATACTTCTCTGAGGTGTTCCGCAAGCCTATTTGGGCTGGCAACGTAGCCAACAGCACAGGCAACTACACCTTGTGGGTGCAGGAGTCTGGATCAAACCAGACCTATCTGAACAACGTCAATGCCATCAACTCGTACTTTGAAACTAACGTCTTGGGCTCCAATGTGGGGCTGGTCGGTAATGCACAAGGCCCCGGCGATAACCTATGGACTCGTCTGGATCGGGTCGAGCCTGACTTTCAGCAAAGCGGCACCATGAGCATGGTGGTGACGGGCAAAGGCTTTGCAGACGATACTGACATTACGTCTACTCCATACAACTTTGAGCCCACCACGCTTAAAATTGACCTCAAAGAACAGCGTCGTGAGATGCGCCTGCGGTTCATCAGTAATACCGTAAACGGGGATTATTTCATGGGACGTGTGGTGCTCAACGTCGAAACAGGCGATGTTCGCGGAACGGGCAACCCATGATCTCCTACGACCCTCGCGGC